CATATAATATTATAAAACCACAAACATTCTATGAATTAATAACATTTAAAAAATTAAATATATTAACTCCAGAAAAGATAGAATCATACTTAATTAGTTAATTAAAATTTTTATTAATTATTTTTTTTTTATTTGTTATTTATATATTATTAATAATGATAAAAAACAACACTTGGATAACAAACAGATCATTAGTTTTTTTTATTATAATTTCTGTTATTTTATTTTTATTTTATTCGACTTTAAAAAAAGAAAATTATGAGAATTCAGATGAATCTTATACGTACAATCCAGATGGATCTCGTAAATCATTTTCTCCAAAAGATGCAAAGGAAGCATGTCAAGTTATTTCAAGTAGAGCTGAAGAAATTGAAGCAGAATGGGATGGTCAGGCTAATGTAATTAAAGAAATTAGTAAAAATAATCCATATGGATTCTTAAATCCTCAAAATTATAAATCTGGTGATAATGTCCAAAAAACAATAACTAGAAATATTATTACAAATGATTTGTCATCTGAAGATATTACTAAAATAAAAGAATCATGTGTAAGCATATCAACAAGTACTCAAAAAAATATTATAAATGTTAATGTAAATGATTGTCCATATTGTTTAAAAACTTTAGATCTTAAAGCACAGTTAATAAGTCAGGGTAAAGATCCTAATTTAATACAAGGTTGTGAAGTAAGAAATATAAATCAAATTAATTCTTCAAAATCTTTACAAACTTGTCAAATACAAACTGCAATAGAAGTATTAAGAGAAAAGAAAAATAGTATAGATTCACAAGCATTAGCAGAAGTATTACAAAAAGCTCAAGGAGCTTTATCCGGTTCAAATAAGTCTTCTACAATGAATTGTAATGTCGTTTCAACTGATATGAGTTCATATAATTATTTTGAAAAAATATCAGAATGCAATAATACATTCAAAGCAGATCAAGAAAATAGAGTAGAAGGTTGTGCAGGGTTTCAAAACATTATACAAGGTAATTACGCAGACTCTTATCAATCTTGTGTTCTAGGGACGGATCAACAAATAGAAGAAAAACAAGAAAGTGAAACAAAAGCAATAACAACAACAAAAGTTTCTCAAACCACAGAGGGAATTAACACAACTGCATCAATTATATCATTAATTATTTGTTGTTGTTCATGTTGTATATTACTATCATTACTTGCCGCAGCAGGTAGTAAATCAGATAAAATAAAAACTCAATTAAATCAATTTAAATAATTAATATTTTTTTACTTATTAATATTAGATAAAGTCTATTAAATTTAAAAATGGAATTAATTGAATTGTTTCAAAATAAAACTGGTTATTACAATAAACAAATAAAATTTGAAGTTATTCTATTAAGTATAGGTATAATTTTATTATTAACTCAGTCATTCGACAAAACATATGCATTTGTAATTATTTTATTAGCTTTTGTTATTTTTATATCAAATACGTATGTCAATATTAGAAACAGTAGTTTAGGAGATTTTAATAAAATTACAATGTTTAAATTAAACAGCCTAAAAAATAAAACTAATATTTATTCACAATACAAAATGCGTCAAATGTATCAGGGCAAACTAGCTCAAACAAAACAGTCTACAAATTCTATGGAAAATAAATTAAATTCTTTATATATAGATTCTAATATGATACATTTCTTATATTCAATTTTACCATTATATCAATATAATCCTAATGAATTTTACTTGTTATTAAAAACAACAGATCAACTTTTACAAATTAAAAAAGAAATTTTGGAATTTTATGAAGCAAATAATAAATATCCTGAAAATATAGCTGAAATGTTTGAAATTTCTATTGGACTTAAAACATCAGGGATTAATCATTTACATAATTTTATTTATTCCGTTCCTAAATTAAATAGAATGTATAATTATATGAATGATGTTGTTAATAGATATAATATTTTAATTTCTAGAAATACAGATGATATTCATAAAGCATATCTCCACCATAATAAGTTAACTGGTATAAACAATTCTACAAAAATAGTTAGTTATAACACAACAAAACCATATGATCCTATTTTAAATCATTCTATTAACGAAGCTAAATCCCAAACTTTTGGTAATAAATTAATCCCATTTTATATTTAATTAAATAAACATTTATTTAATTTAAAAGTATAAAATTTTTACTAGTTAACAAAATAATTAATGAAAGAACGCATTTTTGAAATAAAAACATTAAAATCTATAATTATTAAAAATGTTTTTGAATGTATTAAACCATATATCAAAGAAACAAATATTTTAATTAATAAAGACGGTATGAAAATATCAACTTTAGATACATCAAAAATTTCATTAACATATATAAAATTAGAAGCATCTAAATTTGAATCTTATTATTGTGAAAAACCAGTAATTTTAGGTATTGATACTACTACATTATTTAAAACAATTAAGTCTGCTAATCGTAGGGAAACTATTACTTTTTATATGAATAAAGGCGAAGAAGATAAACTTGGTATTGAACTTGCAGATCCATTTATGGGAAAAGTTAAAGATTATAAAATTTCTTTATTGGCATTAGATGAAAAACTAATTAATATTACAGAAATGTCTTTCGATTATGTTATTAATATGCCTACATTACAATTTCAACAAATTATTAAGGATATTCAATTACTAGAAGGGAAAATAGTTGAAATAAAAAGTATAGGAAAACAACTTATTTTTAGTTGTGAAGATGGTATGGCAGACTTTAAAACATTTATTAGTGAAATAGATGATAATCTTAATAAAGATCAAAAAGAAATTCTACAACAAAATGGAGAAGATATTCGTTCAGTAAAATTTGAAAAAACAAATGATAAAATTGTTCAGGGAAAATTTAAATTAAGTCATCTTATGAATTTTATTAAAGCATCTCATTTATGTGAAAATATGAATGTATTATTAACAAATGATAAACCACTTATTCTAGAATATTTTGTAGCAGATTTAGGTATTATGAGATTCTTATTAATGTCTCATTTTGAAGGAAATTAAATCGATAATTATTTTTTTTGTTTATAAAAAAATAATTTTAATGTATATTAATATACATAATTAAAAACAATGAAAGACGGTGTCAAAATACGTAAATTTAATGCCAGTCCAGTACAAGATTTTCATACTTCAAATAAATTATATGTTGATAATAAAATTTCAATAGGTGATTTAAAGCATTCTATTAAATCAGATGATCATGCAGAATGGTTAAAATGCGACGGTAGAAGTTTAAATAGAGATGACTATCCAGAATTATTTGGAGTAATTGGTACATCTTTTGGAAATCTTTCTGGAACAACTTTTAATCTCCCTGATGCTAGAGGGAGAGTTCTAGGAAGTGTTGGTACAGGCACTGGTTTAACTGCAAGATCTATTGGTGATAATGTTGGTACAGAAACACATACTTTAACTACAGCACAAATTCCAAGTCATACTCATACTGGAACAACTGACTCATCTGGTTCTCATACACATACATCAAATGCGGTTGGAGGCACTTTAGGTTTAATATCATCAGACAGCGCAAATACAGCAAGTGGCGGATTGGATTCTACAGCAGGAGAACCTAACTTATATACTTCACCTGCTGCGTTAACTATTAATTCGAATGGTGCACATAGTCACACTTTCACAACAGGTTCTGTAGGAGGAGGTGCATCACATAATATTATGCAACCTACTCTATTTATTGGTAATGTTTTTATACTATCTAAAAGTTTTTCTTATTAATTTAATTTAAAAATAAATAAAATTATTTATTTATAAAATAATAATTTGTTTAATCAAATGTCTAGGAAACTTACTAATTTTACAGACAAATTTTATGTTGATAAACGTTCACATCAAATTGGTGATATTAAATATTCAGCACTTTCACATGATCATGGATGTTGGTTAAAATGTGATGGTAGATTATTAAACGAAAATGATTATCCAGAATTATTTAATATTATTGGAACAACTTTTGGAAATTCCCAAAACTTTGGTAATAATACAGAATTCAGATTACCAAATTGTGAAGGGCGTGTTCTAGGTAGTTCTAGTTCAGATTTTAATCAAGGTACTTTTATAGGATCTGTGTCACATAATTTAACTATAGAAGAACTTCCTGCTCATTCACATGATGGTCAAACTGAAAATGCTGGATCACATTTTCATAATGGAACAACTGATTCAGCAGGAGAAATTCCTGTCTTATATTACACTGACCAAAATAATGGTTCAATGTATACTAATCTAGATAGTGATGTTAAAAATTTAATGTCTTCCGTAATACCAGATCATGTTCATACTTTTACAACTACTGCAAATGGAGTTCACAATCACAGTTTTATTACAAATTCTATCGGAAATAATAAAGAATTTAGTTTAATGCAACCTACTCTATTTATTGGAAATGTTTTTATTTTTGCAAAATACGATTAAGCTTCACTTCTTACAATGAAAAAATGAATAAATAAATAATCTAATCATTTCTCAAACTTGGGTAATTCTCCAAACTTGGGTAATAGTTAAAATGCCATATATTTCAAAATTAAAACGCGAAGAATTAGATAAAAAAATTGAACAATTATTACTAAATATAGATCAATTAAATGTTGGGGAACTTAATTATACTATTAGTAATATTATTAACTATTACATCAGAATTAAATCTGATCACAAAGAATTCAACTATGAACTATGTAATTCTCTAATTGGCGTTTTAGAATGTGCAAAATTAGAATTATATAGAAAAGTTGTATCACCATATGAAGATAAAAAAATTAAAGAAAATGGAAAATTATATTTAGATCTAGATTAGTTTGACTTTGAATAAAACTTATTATTAATTAAATAATTTATTTAATTATTTATTTAATTTACAATTTGCAATTCGCATAAAATTCTTGTATCTGTTCTGTACATCTTCCAGTATAATCTTCTGGATTAAAACTAATTTTACTATTATTAATTATATCAGTTATAACATCATCTAATCCATTTAATTCATCTATTTTTATTTTTCCTAAATTTATAAATATTTGTCTAAGTCTTTCATGAATATCTTGTCTATTATATCCTAATTTGACTCCATTAATTATAATACGTTCAGATATAATCATAACCATATGATTTTGTATTTGTAAATTTATATGATCTACGTTAATAAAACATTTTGTAAAAATAGAAACACTTTCTGTAATTATATGTTCTAATAATAAAAAACTTTCTGGTAATATAATTCTTTTAATTGCAGAATCATCAAGACTTCTTTCTAACCACTGGTTAATATAAGTATTAACTATATTTGTTTCATTATTTATTATATATCTTGCTAATGAACAAATTTTTTCACACGTTATAGGATTTTTTTTATATGGCATTGCTGATGATCCTACTTGATCTTCTCCAAAAAATTCGTATATTTCATCTTTAGATGACAATAATCGAAAATCATTCATTATTTTATAAATACTCTGTGAAATAGATGATATACACTGTATAACTTTTACATCATATTTTCTAGAATATGTCTGGCCACATATAATAAAATTATTATCAAAACCATATTCTTTAGTCAACATACTATTTAATTGTCTACATTTATCAGAATTTTTGTCAAATAAATCATATATTGAATCTTCTGTTCCAACTGTTCCTTTTATTCCCCTAAATGACATATTCATAATACATGCTTTTAAATCTAACAAATCTTGATAAATATCTGAATTCCACATTGTAAAACGTTTTCCAATAGTTGTTAATTGACCATTTTGTAAATGTGTATAACCAATAGTAGGAGTTTGATTATATTTAAATGATAATTCTTTTAATATATTAAATAATTGAAGTAATCCATTATATGTTAATATTAAACTTTCTCTAATCCTTATAATATCTACATTATCATTTATAAAATTACTAGTTGCACCCAAATGAATAAATGATTTCGCATTAGGACATAAATCACCAAAAACATGTATGTTTGCAACTATATCATGCTTAAATCGTTCTTCATATATTTGTATTGATTCAAAATTAATATTATCTTTATTTATTGTCATTTCCTGAATTCCTATATCTGTAATACTAGTAATTCCTAAATATTTTTGTGCTTTTGCTAAATTAATCCATAATTCTCTCATTTTTTTTATTTTATATTCATCATTCCAAATTTCAGATAAAACAGGAGCAGAATATCTTGTTCCTATTGGTGATTTGAACATAAAAATTTAATATGATTAATAAATTATTTTTTTATTAAATAATTTATTTATTTTTAATTTAAATTTCATATGGATTTGATGAAAAAATTATATCAACCAAATCTAATTTTTTTGTAATATATTTCTTCATTTCAAATGATGAATTAAAAGTTAGTAATTTATTTTCACTATATAATTTGTAAATTTTTGATTCGTCTATAATATCAAATTTATTAATAATACACACATTACATTGATTATATAATAATGCTTCGTATAATTTATCTAAATTTAAATAATTACATTGTCTTTTTCTTCCAGTTGTTGCTCCATATTCTTTTCCTAATCTTCCTATTAATTCTAATTCAGAATTACCTATTGGTTGGAAAAGCCTAGATCCAACATACGTATCATACGCTTTTGAAATACCATAAACATTTCTAATTTTTTTCATTGGTATTCCTGTATTTATTGCTCCTGCAATTGTACACGTCGAAGAAGTACAATATGGATAATTTTCTGTCCAATTAATATCTAATTCAAATCCCTGTGCACCTTCTAATAATATATTTTTTATATTTGATTTTACAAAATCAGATTTCCAGAATTCTCTCATATTTACAATTTTTATCCCTAATTCTTCTATTTTATCTTTATAATCTTCAACACGTTTACTAATTCTCAACATTTTATTTGAATACGTTGGTCCAATTCCAGATCCTGTTGTTCCAATTTTATTATTTGCTTTATCATAATCAATTGCATCTTGTGTGATAATATGACATGCATTACTTATAAATAGTCTCCCTTTTATATCAATATCCATATTTTTTACCATTTCTATTTCATCTTTCAATTTATCAATATTTATTAAACAATCACTTGAAATTAAATTATAAACAGAATTATGTAATATACCAATTGGCAATTGATGAATAACTACTTTTTTTTCTGTATAAATTGTATGACCTGCATTTCCTGAACCATTAAACCTAATACATAAATCATATGATATTTTTTTAAGTAAATCGTTTACAACTTTTCCTTTACCTTCATCTCCATAACTACATCCTAAAACAACATCTACGTTTTCTATCATTCTTACTGGTTAGTATAAATTATTTATTTTTAAATAAATTGACTGTTAAAAAATTATTTTATTTAGTTATTATAAAAAGATCAAAATGAATTGGCTTATGTTTTTTGCCACGTTATTTATTTTATTAGGTGGAATTTTTTCAATTTCTTCAACTTCAATTGCGATTGAGTGTTATAACAAAAATAAAGAACATAAAGAGAAAAATCCATCAAATTTTTCATTTCTAATTTTTAATTTAATAGTTGCGATAATTGTTGTTCTTATTACTATTATTTTATTATATTTTGTTACTTTTAGAAATTTTGGTTCAAGTGCTCAAACTATCACTTTTAAATATCAACCACAACCACTACAAGCACAACCACCACAACCACTACAGGCACAACCACCAAGTTATCAACAAGCGCAACAAACAGGTGGTAAATGGAAAATGAAACGTCTAGGAAAAAAATAATTTAACAAAAATTTTAAAATTTAAATTTTAATAAAAAAAAAGTAAAAATTTATTATTAAAATTAATTAATTAACAATATGAAGTTGTTGGATGACATTAAACTAGATTTTTCAGATGTATTAATTCTACCAAAACGAAATGATTATTCTTCTCGTTCTGATGTAAATGTAGAAAGGACAATGACATTTAAATACTCACCATATACATGGACTGGTGTTCCAATTATTGTCAGTAACATGGATACTACAGGAACTATTGAAATGGCACTAGAAATGCAAAAACATCATGTTCTTACTTGTTTACATAAGTATTATAAATACCAAGATATTCCAAATACATTAGATAAAGAATATTTTGCAGTTACATCTGGTATTCAAGACTCTGATTTACAAAACTTAGATGAAATTATTAAACATATTGATCCAAAATTTATTTGTTTAGATGTAGCTAATGGTTATCTCAATAAATTTATCACAAAATGTAAAGAAGTTCGTGAAAAATACCCAGATAAAATTATCATTGCTGGAAATGTTTGCACTTCTGAAGGTGTCTTGGATTTAGTTCTAAATGGAAAAGTTGATATAGTTAAAGTAGGTATCGGGAATGGATGTTATTCAGAAGATACTAAAGTGTTAATGGCTAACGGAGTTTATAAAAAAATAAATCAAATAGATGAAGGAGAATATGTTATCAATAAAGATGGTAAACCAGTTAAAGTATTAAATGTTATCAATAAAGGAAAAAAAGAAGTATTAAAAATACAAACTAATAATTGGCATAAAGATATATTTGTAACACCAGATCACCAATATTGGATAGGCGATTTAAGTACAAGTTCATATGAATCTATACAATCAAGTGGTATAGCTAAATTACTTGATAAACAAGCTAAAACAAAACCAAAAGAATCTAAATATAAGTGGAAACAGATAGGTGAAATAGAAAATGAAAAAATGTTTACATTAATGCCAAATAAATTTGAATGGATGCTACCTGAAAATTTTACAATTGATTTAGCAAATTTCAATACAAAGGGTGAAATAACAGAAACTACAATTAAAACAACTGGAGGAACACATACTTCAATGTTTAATAGACATCTTCAAAGCGATTATAAATTAGGTTATATTTTTGGTACATTTTTAGGAGATGGAAATTCTAAAATAGATTTAAATAATTCAAGTGGTAGTTGTCATTGGTCTTTTGGATTACACGAATTTGAAATAGCAAATAAAGTTCAAACTTATATAAGAGATTTAATGGACTACGATTGTACTATTTCAAAAAAGGATAATAAAGTTCTCAGTGTAAATTGTTTTAATAAATGTCTTACGTATATGTTTCATGAATTTGGAAAAAAAATTAATAAACAATTACCTCAAAAATATTATTGTAAAAATAAAGAATATATTCGAGGTTTATTTGATGGTTTAATTGATTCAGATGGATCTACGGAATACAACAAAAGTGGATCTTGTAATAAAACATTTTCAAACACAAGCGAGCATTTAATAGAACTATTTAATTGGTGTTCTATAAATTTAGGTATATCATTTTGTTCAATGAAAAATAAGAAAACTTCAGGCTATTTGACAAATTGCAATGAAAATAATTTACAACAAGTATATAATATAAAAACTCATACTACAAATCGATACACAAATGATTATGTATATTCAAAAGTTCTAAGTAAAGAAAATTATGATACCCAAACTTGGGGACCCCAAACCCAAACTTGGGGAATACAAAATACTTGGGATATAGAAGTAGATTGTCCAACACATAGTTTTATAGCTAATAATGCAATCGTGCATAATAGTGCCTGTACCACTCGTAAACAAACTGGTATTGGTATGCCACAATTTAGTGCTGTTATGGAATGTTCAGATACAGCTCATGGTCTGGGAGCACATATTTTAAGTGATGGTGGAGTTCAATGTATTGGAGATTTTTCTAAAGCATATGGTGCAGGAGCAGATTTTATTATGAGTGGATCTATGTTTGCTGCACATACAGAAAGTGGTGGTGAATTAATCGAAGAAAATGGAAAACAATATAAAATTTTTTATGGAATGAGTTCTACAACTGCAATGAATAAGTATATGGGAGGTGTGGCATTTTATAAAAGTAGTGAAGGTAAAACTGTTAAATTAGAATACAGAGGTCCAGTTGCAAATACAATTCTTAGTATTCTAGGGGGTATCAGATCATCAATGACATATATTGGAGCTAAAAAAATAAAAGATATTCCAAAATGTTCTACCTTCGTAAGAGTCAATCGACAACTTAATCAAATGTATTCTGGTAAAGAAGTATAAGCTTTTTCTACATAAACTTGGATTTAACTAAAAATAATTTTAAATTTTTTAACTAAAAATTATTTTTAAATTGCTTTTGTTTTTGTAATATATTTGTATAAAATAATTTCACCTTCGTGTTCCACTTTTGTTTCTTTATTTTGTTTCGATACCTTGTATTTGTACGTTTTGTGTTTTGATCCTTGTGTTGTTTCTCTTATATGAATTTCAATTGTAACTCTTCCTTTTAATTCCATTTGTCTTAAAATGTGACTAAATGCCTTTTTAGCAGCATTTGCAGGAATTTCTGACATATATCTTCCTCCTGATATATTTAATTTTTTACCTAATCTTACTGCATTTTCTATAGTAAATGATCTGTTTGTCATTATTTTATTTATTATTAATCAATAAAATAATTTATTCAATTATTATCTAAATTTAATTTTAATTTAGATATTTCTTCTTTTAATTCCTTTATACATTCTAATAATATTACTGTAACTTTTGCATAATCAAGTGAATAATATCCTAAATTATCAGATTGTCTAATTAATTCAGGAAAATTTTCAATAAAATCTTGTGCTATAAATCCAATTTGATCTTTATCTTCTACACCATCATTGTATTTAAATTTTACACATCTAATATTATCAATTTTATTTAATATTTCTTCATCATCATTTTTTAAATATCTTATATTATTTTTTAATCTATAATCAGATGATGTCTGAACTGTCTCTCCAACATACAAATCCTTACTTATACTTGCACCACCAAGAACAGTTAAACTACCACCTGTTCCTAAACCAGTAGAATTTGTTGTAGAAGAAATTAATACATTTTTATCTATATTTCCACTAAATAAAGACCCCCATGTATTACCAAGACCAACACCTTCAAATTGATCTGTTTCTGTATTATATCTTATAGATCCTTTCCCTGGACTACTTGGTCTAGATACATTATTACCTGTTGGAATTTGTAATATTGGTCCACCTATAAAAACACTTTTTCCAAAACTTGCTCCACCATATGATAATAAAGTTCCTCCATTTGTTAATGAAACTGCATCTGTTGTATTTGTAATTGTTATTCCACCATTTAAAATAAATGCACCAGCTGTTATACTTGTTGATATATCTGTCGATTCACAAATAGCTTTTGAAAATAATATAGGAATTTTTTCAGTAAATTCTACACTAGAACTTGGTTCATTTACCGTTGCTCCAAATTCAAAACGATCATACAATTCATTATAAACTAACCCTACAAAAGGCTTATTGTATAAAAAAACTGTATCTCCAATAGATGGATTTTGAGTTGTCCAATCACTTGATAAAGTTGCCCTTTTAGTTGTACCATTATAAGAAACTATTTTTCTAACTTGATTACTACTAAATCCATTCGAAACTTTTAACCACCAACCAGAATAATAATTACTTACCCCACTAGCACTAGCACCCAAAACAACTTCGTTATTTGCAGTTCCAGATTGATCTCCTAGTATATTTGTTATGTAAATTGTATCATTCACAACATCTCCTGCAGAAGAATCGTTATCTTGTTGATATCGTTGGATCATAAAACCCGAATCTTTTGATCCTAATGGCCCTGAATTTAATAAAATAATATTGTCTTTTAATACTGTATTTGCAGTTTCTATAGTAGTTGTTGTACCTTGAACTATTAAATTACCATTTACAACTGTATTTCCTAATACATTTACATTACCATTTACTCCTAATCCTCCTGATAATACAAGGGATCCACTATTAACATCATCACTTTCTGTCGTAGATGAAATTTTGACTATTCCTCCTATATAAACATCTTTTTGTATACTGGCACCACCATTTATATTTAAACTTCCACCTGAACCTAATCCTAATGCATTTGTTGTA